TTCTAGTTCATCTGATTCTTCATCGTCGTCTGAACTATCATTATCTTCTAGTTCAATGGCCTCCCATTTAGCGCAAACCCACGCAGGTCTTACAGTTGCGCCACCAAACGCATTACATGCAAGGGTTTCGGGATTGAAATATTCACAGTTTGCACATTGACGAGCCTCACCTGCAGCATTACGATACAGTGGAGGTAAACGTGGATCGATAGGTTCACCATTTTCGTAAGTTCTAACTGGTGGATTCTCGATATTGTCTAGTATTGCAGATAACTTAACTTCATCTGTAACTAATATCTTTGCTATTGATTTTTGAATTTCCATCTTTAGCATATCGTTATTAACTATTTTTGTAGCAATTTCTAACAATGCTAGATCAGATTGTTTATCACGAATATCGAAACTCTTTCCATATTCAATCATAAAGTCTTGACTTGCAGTAAGGTTTTGCCAATTTAACCACAATTCCCAGATCTTATATTCTGCTTCTTGTAATATTTCTGCAAAATCACTTAATCTACTGTTAAGCATTGCCATTTCTGTTTGCAGTGCAACACCTGACATTGCAGATCCAATAGTGCCTCTAATACCACTAACATGAGCCATTTTATCAATGGCATCAATATCCATATTAATTGCTTGTAATATAGAATTAATAGTGCTACCGCTTGGTTGTAATAGGTATGGATTTTTATCTCCTGGTAAATCTTCAGGCATAGTAATAATACTACCTGCACCAGCACTTGCTGAAGTATCAGCAGTTTTTACAAGTGTAGGATGACCACTAACACGAATTGCTTGTTCTAATTCGGATAATCTATTGTATATGGAACGCTGGGTATCAGCAATATCTGCAATCTGACTATTACCGTCATCTGTTAGTAATCTAAATGCTGGAATATAACCTAAAGGATTTATATATTCTTCAGACTTTATAATTTTGCCATATTCAACTATAGAATCGCCAGTATCTTGACCGATACTACCACGTGTTAGAATTTGTCTTTTGTATTGATTTTTTTCAACAGTGTAACGTTCTACTCTATTTTCATACCATACAACTAAATTGTCATAATTTTCGCCACTAAATTCTACTACTTTTAGATAGACTAATTTATTTTTACCAGTAACATCGGGTTTAAATTCCCAATCTAAAACGTTACTAGGAATATATGCATTTGCATACGCACGAATTCCCATTTCTAGTTCTTGTGCTCTTGTAAGTGTTCTATATGCTGGTCTATCTACTAAAACCCACATGCTGCCATACACCATTAATCCGTCATTTAACTTTTTCATAAATGCGTTTAAATCGGTGCCATTAAGATCAACATCAGTTATAAAATTTAAAACGTCAGGTAAATTCATTAAGTTGGCTAAGGTGCGTTTCGGACCATTGCGGAACAAATAACTTCTGTATATGTGAACAATACTTTTAACATGGTTTTGTAATGCTGTATTAGCAAGTCGTTGACCATATTGATCACCTGGTGCGGCATCTTCGTTAAGATACTTACGTAGGTATGCACCTTTTTTGTATTCATCACCGCCTACATATGAACGATAATAATAATCCCAAAGAGGAGCATTTTCGTTATATTCTGGGTGAACTTCTTTAATTTCTTTTTCACTTAGCATCGCAAATCCTTAAAAGTGTCCAAATACACTTGTTGTATCTTGTTTAACAGGACGCTGTATTGGAAGATGATAAACCGTTAAGTATCCCAATGCGTCATTTAAATGGTCAAATCCACTATCCTTATCAGGTTGCCTTGTGTCACCCTTATAAGTGTGTTTTTCAACACATTCTATTAATCGTCTTGCAGTTTTATTTATATAAAGTTTAATCTCACCTTTTGAACTTTTCAGAGCACTATTTACAGCGGCAATTCTATCTTTAACAGGTGGATTCCTTCCAGGCGTCCTAACTTCGAACTTATTTGCTCTTAATATATTATGGTCGCTTGATCCTTTAGTATTTGAATTGCCACCTGAAGCATCAGGGTAAGCAAAATACTTTCTTGAATCTCCGTATTTTTGTCTTATTTCACGACATAGTTCTTCTGTGTTACTACCATATATTTCGATTGCATCAATTACATAAAGTTTTTCATTGCGCTTAATTGCAATTACTGCACTCATAGGATTAACGTTAAAGTCTACTCCTACATGTAACACTTCATTGTTTTGTATCTCTGGTTGTAATTTAGAAATATCAAACAATTGGGATCTATCAAAACTATAATAAATTGCACCAGCATATGTTTCGAATGTTGCCATGTATTCTTGTCTAAATGTTCGTTCATCTAAATCATGTTTGGCAGATTCGATTTCTTCTTCAGGAACATTGCCGCCATCTAATGTAGTATATTGATAACTATTCCAATCATCGAATCCAAGGCTTTGTCCTTGATCCCATAAGTCTTTGGCCCAGTTGCCCATACCTTTTGGTGTGCCGATAAACAATGCATGTCCTTGTCTGTCAGATAACGCTGGACGTATAACTTCTGTCCATGTTTCTTTGGCAATATCTGCAAATTCATCGAAGACAACAAAATCAAGACCAAGACCACGCATACTATCATAATTGTCAGCGGATCTTAATAATATTTGACTATTGTTAATAAGTGTAATTGTTAATTCGCTTTCATTAACTTTTTTAATCCAGCGATGTTTACCAAGTCTATCTTTTAAATCATTCCAGACAGTTTGTTTGCCTTGACGATAACTTGGTGCAATGTAACATATTTTGCGATTCGGGTGTCTCGCAAATCGTGCCATTTCTCTGACACTCATATAAGTTTTACCGAAACGACGACCGCAAATCGCTACTCTAAATCTATGTTCGTCGTCGCATATAGTTCGCTGTGCTGTGCTTAGTGGCATTAAATTTTTTCTAATATAATTTCAAATCCGGCAGAACCTGCATGTAATGAATGATTTAATTGTCCGGGACTGTAACTCATTATCGGCTACGCTTTTTTGGTTTACGCTTTGTCATTTTAGCCATTGATTATATCCTTATCTGCTGCGTTTTTTGGGTTTATACCCACTTGCATATGCTGCTCGTGCAACTGATGCTGCTTGACGTTTAGTTTTAAATGGGCCTTTGCTGCCCCATTTATAACCTTCTTTTGTTTTACGTATTGGCATTATATAAACATCCCTGCTATTGCGGCACCAATAATTAATGCAGCAAGACCCCACATTTTCATATCCATTTCTTTTAATGTTATTTTTAATTCAGAAATGTCTTGTTCAATGTGAAATAAATGATTTGTTTTAATCGTTTCGATATCCGCTTCTATCTTATCCAGCCGCTGTTTTGTCAAGGTGTCACTCCCACTACTACTCTGTCAGAGATATTTATAAGTTGACAACACCCTCATATTTTACTATAATGTAATTGCTTTAGTTATAAAGTAATATGCTGAGCATATTCAACTAAGTGGTGGACTTAGGTCTGCCACTTTTTTTTGTAACATTTCGTTACTAAGAAATGTCAAAAAATTTCTTGTAATCCTATTAGGCATATATTATATTATATGAGTAAGCAATGTTGCTTATTAAAAAGGAGATTACAATGAATATCACTATCGCAACTCTTGCTGCTGTTTTTATAGCACAATATTGCACTGCAGCAAATAGTGCAGTTATTGGTTCGCAAACTGCTAGCGCATATAATAGAAGTGTGTTATCGCAAATGCATCAATGGGATAATCGAATCCAAGATGTAGGTATTGCATTTAATGACACTGTTGTTATTATCGGCAACTGGCCTGCATCTTATCTAGACGAAAATGTTGCAAGAACTGTAGCACATGGTTGGTGTGTAGAATTTGATGATGATATCAATTATGTGCAAATCCATAACCCACATCAAGTAATTCTAGGCACTGCTTATTGCAAATAAAATTTAATCATCAGACCATGGCAGGGTTGCATTGCTATCACTAGTGTTGTAGCCTTGATCGCTCATGCCTAACAGATTCTTAGCAAGGAAGATTTGCACTGCTGGATTAAATCTATCAATAGCATTAACAAACATTGCTTTACGCAATCTAACCTTTGCATTTTCCGTGCCTCTATCATATGCATCACGGACATCTTCACGCCTTTGAACTGTATCCTCATGAACATCCATGATCCAGGACACTTCTTTTATTGTGCAACCTACACTTGCAAGTTTGTAGACTTGTTCTAAATCAATTTGTGCTTTAGGACGGCCTCTACGGCTTTTTAATGGTTCTTTTATTTCCACCTCTGAGTTGGTGTCGTTCTCCGCCTGATTATCGGTCATCAGTATACCCTTTCATTGATTAAAATAGGAGCAATTTGCTCCTATTGTTTTTATGTTAAGTCACTGCTAAAGAAGAACCAGTTCTTATTATCTGGTGATACTAATTGTATATAAGTTACGCCATTACCTGCAGTAAACGAACTAGTGCTAGGAAATGATCCGCCACTTCTTAGTGTAACAGTGTCTGCAAGTGCAGTGCTACTATCTACATTTAGTGAAAAATCTATAGTCCCGCCCGAATAGACATCATTAAGCACAAGCCATACTGTTCTAGGTGCTTTGTATGTTGTTTGTGTGCTGTTGCCTAGTCTTAATGTAAATTGTGATGTATTCATATTCAATTCATAGGCATTGTGAGTTCCAATGTCTAGAAAATGTGTATATGATGATGGACTATCTTCTACTGTTGGATAATCGGTGTTGTCATCATTATAATCACCAAATATACTTCCAAGGACACTATTACCTTCGCTGTCTTTGATATCACCGCCAGTTGGCAATATAAGATCACCATTACCGTTGAATATCCAAGGTTCTCCAATTGATAAATTATGGATCTCAATTGAAGTATCACTAATTAGATGTAAATCATTTGCAAGACTGTTAATTTTGCTAGTAGTGTTCACGCTATCATAATTTATTTTTAATGTGCCATTGTTAAAGTTTGCACTATCATATTGCAATAACAATACTTGATTTTCATCAAATGTAGTAATACCATCATCATAAATTGTAAATTGAATATTATTCAGATTGCCATCCATACCTAAGGTTGATTGTATTTTACCTGTATATCCGTATTGTGGATCACCATCATTGTCAGCAACTACTGCAAATTCAATTAATGTCGGCGAATCGCCATCTGCTAATGCGCCTACTTCTTTGTTATATCTTAATTCTATACCAGTGCCACCATTGACACTGCTTCCAGCAACAATAATTTCACTATATTGTGTAGCACGGTTATCAATGCCTACGGTTGTAGCGCCGCCTGTTAATGTTAAACCAGCAAATTCTACACTATCTGTGGTGTCAAGACCTTGGTCAAACGATCCACCGCCGCCACCGCCTGCTGGTGAATTTGTCCATTCACCTGCGGTGCCGTCCCATGTAAGCACATCACCATCAGATGGAGAAGGCGCATTGACATCAAGTAAATCATTTAAGTCTTCAGGGACTGTTGGTATTGTTGGTGTTCCGCTAAGGTCACTATAAGCACCGCTGGTTGCTACTGTTGCAAGTCCAGTTGTTCCAATTGTAATTGTATTGGCATCAGTTCTTGTTACTGCAATGTTTGTTCCGTTAGCAAATGTAACATCATCGTGCCCTGATCCACTGCCACCCGCAGTTAATCTTAAATTAGCACCTGATGGGCCGCCGGTTACTGCACTAATAGCATAAGTTGTATTTGTATCTGTAACAGTGTTGGCAATTACACCATCTGTTATAGTAATACCTGTTCCTGCACTAAAATGAGCACGGGTTTCAGATGCGCTTGGCCCAGTATAAGTGATTACACCAGTAGTATTGTTATAAGCAAGGCTACCATCACCACCTGCATCAGTTACACTAACAGCGGCTCTTGCACCTGCGTCAGTATATTGGGTAATAGTTGAAGCAATGCTGCCGTTAGTTATACTAATACCAGTTCCAGCAGTAAAATGAGCACGGGTTTCTGATGCGCTTGGGCCTGTGTAGGTAATAACACCAGTTGATGAGTTATAACTTAATGATCCATCACCGCCTGCATCAGTTACACTAATACTGCTTCTTGCACTTGCATCAGTATATTGGGTAATTGTTGTGGCAATTGCACCATTGGTAATTGTAATGCCGGTTGATGCTGAAAATGCATCACGGGCTCTCTGTGTTGTAAAATAAAGATTAGTTGAGCCTTCGGTTACTGCATCAGTTGATCCAGGGCTTGCACTTATTTCTACATAAGCACTACCGCTCCAACGATATGTTTTGTTAGTATCTAATGTAACATATATTTTACCAGTTTCACCACTTACAGGTAATGCTGCTAGGTTTGCTGCTTCTACAACATCATCTACATAACTTGGTAATTGTGCTGCGGCTACTTTACCTGAACTATCAAGACCAGCATATCCGTTTGCTTGATTCTTAGCACTGGTTACTTCTAGACCACTATGGCTAGGACCGGTATATGTCATTACACCAGTAGCACTGTCATAACTGAAACTACCTTCACCACCTACATCAGTAGCACTAATTGCGCTTCTAGCATTAGCAGTTGTGAATTGTGTAATAGTCGAAGCAATTGCACCATTGGTAATTGTAATACCTGTGCCGGCACTAAAATGTGCTCTAACATCTGTAGCACTAGGACCAGTGTAAGTTATTACACCAGTAGAACTGTTATAAGCCATGCTGCCATCGCCGCCTGCATCAGTTACACTAATTGCACTTCTTGCTCTAGCAGTGGTATGATATAAGTTAGTGCCTTCTGCTAAGTTTGTGGTTGTCTTAGTAGCCAGTCTAGTATCAAAGGCATTGTTAACTCTAGTGCTGGTATAATAAAGGTTAGTTGAACCTTCTGGAACATCGTCGGTGTCAGTAACTGCGCCGGTTGCAATTGTTTCGCCATCTATTGTTGAACCTGCTGGAAGAATAATTCCACCATCTGATGAACTAATTGTAGCGGTACCTAATGTAATTGTATTTCCACTTAGGTATAATTCATTCCATTTAGCGGCGGCACTGCCTAAATTTCTTGTTTCATCGCCGTCTGGGATTAGATCCGAATTAACAGTTCCATTAACTGTTAAATTATTAAATGTTACGTTGTCGGTAACGTCTAATCCAATTTCTACGGTATTAGCGTTTTGTGTAATATTAATACCGTTGCCTTGTGTTAGTGTGCGATATCTAAAATCAGCACCTACTTTTTCTTTAAACACACCAGCGCCATCACCGATGTTTTGTCCGGTGTTTACTTGTCCGGTGCTTACTACACTTACACTAATGGTATCTGTAGTTTTAGAGATTACAACACTATCACTCATCTATATTTTCCTTAATATGTTGCTGCGGGTTTTATTTCTACTGTTCCCCACATTATTCTGGTAACTTCGCCACCTACACTCATTTCTAAATCAAACACCCAACGTCCTGGTTTCATTGCTTGGGTTTGTGTGTCAGTCAATGCCCAATTAACAACACCCTGTGCTGCGTCGGTGACTTGAGTAGTAAATGTTACCACTGTATCGCTTGCATGTGTTCCGTATCGTGCTTTGGCACTAAAAGTATATCCGGTTAAATTTCTTCTTGTAGTATTAGTATTGTCAGTATAAAAAACCAATGATTCACCAAAATCGGTGCCTTGATCAATCTGAACTAATACTTCGTTTGTTGAATTATTTACAATTGTAAATGTATTTGCCATTGGCTTATCCTGTTATTAATCGAACTGCCACTGTTACTGCATATACTGCACCAGCAAGATATGTGATAACTAGCAACCCATTTATTAATCTGATACAAGTTATTAATTCTCGTCTCAGTTGCATCTCATCTGAAAGTAGCATTTTATTAATTCCTAATTTATTTATCGAAAGCACTCTATGTGCTATTTTTTTGTAAATACTTGTGCGATTGCATAAGATCGCTGTGCGGGATGGGGTAGGGGATGTGCTTGTCTCTTGCCCCATCTTTTTAGTCAAGATATTCGTATCCCTCGTGACCATTTAACAGCCTACGATTAACTGTTGTTGCGTTAGCATGGCCATATGCTCTTGCTGCTTCTGCTACACTTACAAAATCACCAATGGGTGTTCTGCATGGTCTTGTTTTTTTTGTAACAACACCTCTAACTGATCTACTAATATTGTCAGCATGTGTTGTCTTTAGCAAATTATCTAATTGATAAGGTTTATTTGTATCAATACGACCCATAACTAAATCAGTTGGGTGTTTTCCTCTATATTCAATATCATCGCCCCACCATTCAAGCCACTGTGCAAAGGTAAGGTGCCATTCTATGTTTCTCTTTCTTGCCATTGCACGTTGCATCTGATATTGGGTCCAGTATGGCACGTCTTTCATTTTAGGTTTTGTCATGGAAATATCCTTCTATTCTAATACTTGGTAATATCTGTGGCTGAAATGAAAATTCTATATTTGTAACATTTACAACAATATATTCATCATCAATTCTAAGTAAACATTCACCAGGCTCTAAACTATATCCTTTCAACTTAGCAATAATACTCATATCAGACATGTTGTGCTCCAAACATTTGATCAAATATAGTAGTTGGTTTAGTTGTTAAGTCTTTCTTTTCTACAAATACAATCTCTGGGCTATCTTCATTGAATACAGCAAAGACTTTACTTGCAAGATGAATTCCTGCCAACATCTTTTCACTAATATCTTTTTTAACATTACCTTCATGTTGTGCAAGCAATCCACCTAAGAAAGATCCTAAACTATTATGTTGGTGTTTGCCAGCATTTAAATGTTTACGGAATGTTTCATCTTGATGTGTTAAACAATCCTTTGCAGCATTATCATAATTTGATCGCTCTAACAAATCATAAAGCCCACGACGCAATGTAGACATTATAAGGTCTAAGTCTGACACATCAATTTGAGTGTATACAGTATTAGCATTGGTAATTTTCTTATTATAATAAACAACATGTGTGGTCATTAGTGTGCTGCCTTTTCTCTATTACGGATCTGCCAATAAGAATGAACTGAATAGTCAGCCAATTGTGCGATTACATATTCATAAATTGCCCGCTTATATTTTTCTTCATATCCAGGGATCATATGCATGAGTTTTTGTAATACTTCACCATTCATATAATCTAATTGTTCGTCTGTTAAACGAAAGTCATTCTTTTCCCAGGCTTTAGTATATGTTTCTGCAATACCAAATGGGCTCTCATCATCTTCAAATTCTTTCCACTTTGCCATTATTTTCTCTCCTGTAAATCTTTAACTTGTTGTTGTAGTTCTTGAACCATCTTCGTAAGATGATTGATTAGAATTACTAATTCATTGTGATTGTTTAATTGCGATATCATATTGCTGTGCTCCTTGATATGCTATTTTCTTTTATAGCATATATGTATTTAGCAGTCAATATAATTCTTGCCCTATAATGGGTTATTTTTTGGGGAGTTTTGATTTCGTAGTTCTTCTAACTCTGCAGCACGAATTTTTTCTCTCAGTTCTAATGTTGTGTCAATCTTCATCTTCATGCGAATCAATTCATTATCCAACATGCGTATTCTATCTACAAGTTTAATTAATGTTCCCATCGTAGCACCTAATACAGGATCGATTTCTTCTGTGACCCAACGCCAAATGAAATACAGAAAATATCCCATGCCACACGCAGCAATTATAGGAAAAGCGTATTTGCTGGTTATTTCAACTATTTCTTCCATATAAATACTTATGATTGTAAAGTGACCATGAGGTCCATTT